ACGGGCATCGCGCAGAACCCAGCGCTGCTCGACCTGTTCAAGCACACGCAGCCCGGGCTGATCACCAAGGCGGTCGCCGGCCAGTTCCGGCTGGACGACATCCTGATCAGCGAGTCCCGCGAGGACACCGCCAACGAGGGTCAGAGCGCGAGCTACGCCCGCATGATGACCTCGAAGGTCTTCGGCATGGTGTCGGTCGCCACGCGCCCGACCATCCGAAGCGCCCACTTCGCCAGCACCTTCCGGATGCAGGGCGACCCCTTCACCACCGAGTGGACCGACCCCGATCCCGGCAAGCGCGGCGGCATCTGGGCGCGCGTCGCCGTCTCCGAGGACTACAAGGTCGTCGCCGGCGACACCGGGTTCCTCATCACCGCCGCCATCAGCTGATGAGCCGGCGGAACCGAGAGGGGCGGGCGCCCAAGGCCAAGCCCGAAGGCCAGCGCCCGCCCCAGAAGACCCCGGAGCCCGAGCTCGCCGCCGAGCAGGAGGCCGCAGGCCCGAAGCCCACGGCGGAGTCCGGAAAACCGACTGCCGCCGGCGAGACGCCCCGGAAGGGACCTCGCCCGGGGCGCGTCGACTGCAAGGTCCTCAAGACCATGCTCCACGGCGGCAAGGCCTGGTTTGCGGGGGACACCGTCCCGCTGCCCGAGGCAGAAGTCGAAAAGCGCCGAAAGCGCGGCGAGATCGAGTAGCCCATGGCCAACGCCCAGAGCATTCAGCTGCACCCCTCTGGGCAGGAGGTGGGCGCGGGGAGCGGGGCCGGCGTCGACATCGGCGCCACCCGCACCGCCTGCGTCATGACGCTCGTTGCCACCGAGGTCACCGGCGACCCGTTGAAGGTGCGCGTCCAGACCTCGCCGGACAACGCCACCGGATGGCGACAGGTCGCGGCGTTCACCGACATGCCGTCCATCGAGGCGGACGTGCAGACCATCTACGCCATCGGGTGCTCGCGGTACGTGCGGGTCGCCTGGGACCTTGGGACGTCTGCAACCTTCGAGGTCTCAGGCAAGGCCCACCAGCTGATCGCCACCCTGTCGGACCTGCGGCAAGAGGCCCCGCCAGCGCTCCTGCAGGGCGTGCCGCGGGCGGCCATGGCATACGGCCTGATCGTCGGCTCCACGGACGCCGAGGACGCCCTGTCGCGGCAGCATCCGCCGCCCCTGACCGAGTGGTCTGCGTCGGTGACCTGCCGAGTCGCGCGCATCGCGCTGTACCACTGCCTGAAGTACCGGGGCTTCAACCCCAACGCCATGGACCAGGAGACGATCCGCGAGGACATGCAGGACGCCGTGAAGTGGCTGGAGAGGTACGGGAAGAACGAGGTGCGCTCGCCCGACGTCCAGCCGCCGAGCAACTTGGTCCCCAAGTCCTCGAGCGGCGACCCGGACAACCCGGACGAGTACCCACCGCGCTTCACGACCAACTGGGCGGACTTCTGATGACCCTCAAGCTGACCGGCGACTTCGGGGCACTCAACGACCTGATCGGCACCCTGGCGCAGCCCGGGCGCGTGCTTGAGGTGTCCAGCAAGGCCATGGCCGAGGAAGCGATCGACCTGACCAAGGACACCTACCGGTCCGAGACCGACCCCTACGGCCGGCCGTGGACGCCGAAGCTGGCTAACGACGGTCGCAAGACCCTGTCGGGCGAGACTTCCCGGCTCAAGGGCGGGTGGAAGCGCACCCGAACCGACCAGGAGGGCTTCGAGATCGAGGCCAGCGTGGAGTACGCCGTCTACCACCAGCGGCCGAAAAAGCGGAAGTTCCGCAAGGACGGCAAGAGCCTGACCCGCCGACAGGTCCCCGAGCAGTCGCTGGGGCTCCCGCCCGAGTGGGAGGACCGGCTGCAGGGCGCCGCGGCCGAGGTGATGGAAGCCGTCTACGGCCGAGGCTGACCCATGCCGCTGCTCCCGAGCGTCCTGCAATGCGAGTTCCGCGGCATGGTCGAGCGGATCATGGAGCGCGCCGACCTGGGCGACGACGTCGGGGTCGGGTGGATGCGCCTGGCGGAGGGTGAGCACCAGGCGCTTCGAAGCGTGGTGTGGATTCCGCGGGGCGGAACGCCCTCCAACGTGCAGCCCTTCACGATCCAATGGCAGGGCAAGAGCTACGACTTCCTCGGCACCGAGGCGCTGCGCGTCGACTGTCTGATCCGCGGCCACGCCGAGGGTGAGTCAATCGACGGCTTCGAGGACACCGAGTCGATGCGCCGGCAGATCCTCGCGGCCTACTGGCAGCTGTCTCGCGAGTTGCGTCCCTCTGCGGGAATCGGCCGGCACACCTGGCAAACGCAGAACGAAGGCGCCGAGTCGCACTCGCTCAACAACAGACAGCTGTGCATCCAAGAATTCGAATGGCATCAGCCGATCGTCAAGGACGTGCAGGACACGGTCACGCTGGCCGGGGCGCCGGAGCACAACTGCGTGCTCCTGCCTGACGACGCGACAGAAGCAGACTTCCTCGCCGCGCTTCCTGCGTAGCGAGCGCCAAACCATAGGAGCCCCGATGGGCAAGAAATCCGGTTCGCCTGACGGCGACACGAAGAACGTCGAGGCACGTCCACAGACCGCCGAAGCGGTCGCTCAGACGTCCCCGGACACACGAAACGCCCAGGCGCAGGATGGCCAGAGCGAGTCCACGGGAGACGGGAAGCGCACTGTCGACGAGTGGCGTGCTCGGCACTTCCCCGCCGATGCCCGCGGCCCGCATCGCGAGTTGCACCGCCACGCGGCCGCGGAAGCACGCCACCGATGGACTCATGCCGCGCATCATCTCGGCAAGCCTGTCCGACTGAGCGAGCGGGACTACCTGGACGCGCTCGAGGCCGGGGCCCGGACGAAGGCCGAATGCATCGCTGCCAAGGCGCCGCGCATTCACGAGCCCGCGTTCTTCGCTGGCGGGCTGCCCGAAGACAAGGTCGAGGCGCTCAAGCGCCCCTGGCCGAAGGACCCACCACCTCAAGCGGGGGCTAGCTGATGGCTCTGTCCGAAGTCCAGAACAACATCCTCGACCCTGGCATGGGGCTCGCGGAGCCCGGGGGTGCCGAGTTCACGTACATGGGGACGTGCTCCGCCGGGACCGCGAACTTCATGTACACGTTCTCGACCCCGCAGGCCGCGCAGGCCACGCTGGGCGAGGGTCCTCTCGCCGAGGCCGTGTGTCACCACCTCGCCACCGAAGGCGGCAGCGTCAACGCCGTTCGGCTCACGGGGTCGGTGGCGGGCGCCGCGGGCTCGGTCACGAAGGTCGGCGCCGGAGGCGGCTCAACGGGCACCATCACGGTGGCGGGCGAGGCGTACGACGCCTACCAGGTCACCGTCGAGGTCATCACGAGCGGAGCGCTTGGCGTCGCGGAGTTCCGGTACCGACTGGACAAGTCCGACACGGACCTTTCGGGCGGAAGCTGGTCCGAAGTGCTGCTCGTGCCGAGCGGCGGGTCCTATGCCATTCCGCGCACCAACCTGACGATCACCTTTGTTCCGGGCGCCGGGCCCGTCGTGTTCGAGGACGGCGACGTGCACACCTTCTCGTGCACAGCTCCCTTCTACGGCACGACGGACGTGGCCAACGGGTTCGCGGCGCTGAACGGGCTTCCCCGCAACGGCGTCATCAAGCTGTGCGGCGAGGCCGCCGACACTGCAGACGGTGCCACGATCTTCGCATCGCTGTCGACGCAGATGGCCGCCCTAGAGACCGGCAAGCAGTATTTCTACGCGCTCATGAATGCCGGCAACGACACGCCGGCCAACTACAAGAGCGACTTCGCAGCGGCGTTCAGTTCGCGCATCACGGTGCTCTACGGCAACGTCAACATGCCGAGCGCGAAGCCGTTCCCCGGTTGGGGCGTACCAAGCATGCCGCTTGTGACACGCGGTGGTGCGCGCCTGGTGCATGACGGCGCGACTGTGTCCGACGACCCGGAGCGCTACGCCACCGGCCCCGAGGAGGGTGTCACAGCGGTCGAGCACGACGAGCGCACGGCCAGCGTGGCGCTCAACAACAGCCCGGACAAGGCGGTCGTGCTTCGCACCTACCCGGGCGAGACCGTCTACCGATTCGCCCACTTCTGGGTGAAGTCGGCGCCTGGCTCCGACTATCGCTACGCGCAGCACCGGCGGGTGATGGATTTGGCGTGCGCCACGACCTACGCGGCGCTCCTGCCCTACCTCAGCGCGTCGTTCCGAATCCTGAAGGACGGCACGGGACGCATTGACCCGCGCGACAAGAAGGACATCGAGGCGGAGGTTCAGGACGCGCTCGACAGCGCGCTGGTTCGCGTCCGAAACCTTGACGGCCGCCCGCACGTGAGCGCGGTCGGATTCCGCGTCGACGGCGAGCACAACATCCTGGCGGACGAGGAGTTGCCGTGCACGACGGCGCTCGTTCCGCTCGTCTATCCGAAGCTCATCAAAAACACGATCGGCTACGCCGTCAGCCTTGGGGGTGCGTGATGACCGACTTTCTTGGCAAGCGCGTCGTTGGCCACATCCTCCAGCACTCCTCGACCGAAGTCTCGATCAACAACAAGACGGTCCAGAACTACACCGAGATCAACTACTCGGCCGAGGTGAACCCCGGGCAGCTCTACGGAAACTCGTCGACGATGGTCGGCGAGACCAAGGGCCAGCTGTCGATCACGGGTTCCATCACCATCTACCGCGAGGAAGACGAGATCCTAAAGGTCGTCGCGGGTCTCGGACCAGGCGGGTTCCTCGAGAACCGCTTCCTGCTCAAGGCGAAGTACCACGAGCCGGTGACCGACACGCGCATCGACCGCCTGATCGGCTGCCGGTTCACCGGCATCGAGCAGGGAAGCAGCGAGGGTTCCGACCCCGTTCTGCTGCGCCTGAACATGTCGATCCTGAACATGACGATCAACGGGCTTCCACCCTTCGGCGGGGCCGCCGACATCATCGAGGCGGCCACCGGCATCGATATACCCGGCATCTAACCGCCGGGACTGAGGTCACATGCTCAGCAACGAAGAAAAGGACGCTCTTCGGCAGAAGGGAGGGCGCGTCATATGCGAGCGCGAGGACGACGACGGAAACGTTATCGATTTCGTGTTCCGCAAGCCGACCGATCCGGAGTGGGACATGTTCGTCGCGCACTCCAGCAACGACCGCAAGAGCAAGCACAAGACGGTCAAGCGGCTGGTGCAGGACTGTCTGCTACATCCGAGCCACGATGTACTTGAGTCCTATCTGGACGTCAATCCGCCGGCAGCCGAGGGGTTCTCCGCTGACATCCTGGAGGTCTGCGGGCTGTCCGACAGGCAGGCCCCAAAAAAACTCTGACCTGGGTACGCGCGATCAGCATGCTGCGCGCGTATGCCGACACCGAGATCGAGCTCCCCGAGGACTCCCCAGCCGAAGACTTCTATGAAGCGCACCTGGACCGGGCCCGGCATGAGGTGCTGGCCGGCATCGCAATGGACCTCAGGCGCATTCGCGGCTGGCTCGGCATCAAGGACTGACCCATGAACAAGCTTCGATTCGTGCTCGAGCTCGTCGACCGGGTCAGCGGGCCTGCGCGCAAGATGACCCGCGCACTTCGGTCAGTGAACCAGGGTTTTCGCAGCATCCGGCGCGCTGTGCCGGGCGTATCTCGGGACCTGATGACGTTTGGGTCGCTCACGCACATGCTATACGCGCAGCGCCTCGCCAAGCTGCATCGGGGCCTGAAGTCGATCTCGGACAGTTCGGTCGTCACGGGCATCAACCGGCTCACCGACCGCTTCATCAGCCTCGCCAAGTACGGCGCGCTGGCCGTTGGGGCGTTCACGGGCTTTGTGGTCGGCAAGGCGGTCAGCGGCTTCGTCGACATGGCGAAGCACGTCGAAAAGACCCGACTTGCGCTCGCATCGATCACCGGAAGCCGCGCCCTAGGGGGGATGGAGTTCGACCGGTCCGCGAAGCTTGCGCGGCGCTTCGGCCTGTCGATCAAGTCGGTTCAGCAGGAGTACACGAAGCTGCGCGCCATGCAGTTCACGCAGGATCGAGCCGAGACGTTCATCAAGCTCGGGGCGGACCTGCGGGGCGCTGGCCTCACGGACGACGAGGGCTACAAGAGGTTCTTGCGGGCCGCCACACAGGTGCAAGCCAAGGGGCGACTGCAGGCCGAAGAACTGAACCAGCAGTTCAGCGAGGCGGGCGTGTCCGTGGCGCTGGTGCTGCATGAGCTGCAGAGGCCGCTGGGAGTCAAGACCAACAAGGAAGTTCAGGCGGCCATCAGCAACAGCGATGTGAGCGCCGAGATGGGACTTGCTGCCATCGAGCGAGCGATCCTGCGAAAGACGAACCAGACCGAGGCCGGCGGGCTCGGTGGGCGTGCGCTCAAGAAGCTGCCCGGCATCCTTGCGCAGGTGAAAAACGCTCCCGAGTACCTGTATGCCCGCGTGCTCAACGCCGGCGGCGGCGGAATCGACCGCTTGAAGGACGCGTTGCGCGGCGTGATCGACATATTCGACAACGCCGACGTGAACAAGGTGGGGGAGTTCTTCGCGTCTCTGTTCGAGGGGTTCAAGAGCGCGGTGCCGAAGATCGGCGACTTCCTGACCGGGTTCGGCAAGGGCTTCTCCGACATGATGGAGTCCTGGAAGAAGGCCGGGGGCGGCGGAATCGACTTCGTGCGCGTCGGCGAACTGACGGCGAAGGCGTTCGGCCTCGTGGGCGAGGCGGTGCGGATGGCGGGCCGGGCGTTCGAGTGGCTGCAGACGCCGACGGGAATGGCGACGGTGAAGTTCCTCGGCGTAATCGCCGTGGGAGCGAAGGTCGTCGGCTGGGCCGCGGGTCTCACGAAGGGTATCAGCGAGCTCTGGGCCGCGTTCGGAAAGGCACCGGCGGCGATCGGCTCGGTCGTCAGCTTCCTTGGGAAGGTCGTCGACAAGTTCCAGGTGGTGATCGGATGGCTGACGAAGTTCCCTGTGCTCGGAACGCTCCTCGGCTTCGGTGGCGCCGCGATGGTCGGCAAGGAGTTGATGCCCGGCGGATCGATCGACAAGGCGCTGGGTGGCGGGGAGAGTCTCAACGCGCAGCTGGAGCGCGATCGGACGTTCGACCGTCTCGGCGGCAACGACCCCGAGGCGTCCAAGGCCACCATGAGCAAGCCGGAGAGCGGATTTGAGGCGTTCATGCGCGGCTTCGCGGGGCAGTCGGTATTCAGCCCGAAGACCGAGATCAACGTCCAGGGGAACCCCGATCCCGAGCAGATCGCCAAGGAGGTCGAGCGCGCCAACCGCGACGCCTTCGACCTGATGAACGCGCAGGGGGCGTACTGACGTGGCGATCGTCGAGACCTGGGAGAGGCCAGGTGTCAACGAGTCCGAATGGGACCGCCTATACCTGGGCGACAAGCTCATCCCCGGAGTGGCCGATGTCGAGGCCTACCGGCAGAAGGTGCTGGACGTGAAGGTCCGCCGGGGCCGCGACGGAGCGCGCGTCAAGGACCGAGGTATCCCGCCGCAGACGGTGATCATCAGTATTCGAATGCTTCCCGAGCACCTGCGCGAGTATGCGGAGATCATGCAGGGGCTGTTGCCACGTCGAGGTGAGCCACGTGGGCCGGTAACGATCGCTCACCCGGCCACGGACATGCTGGATATCACCGCCATCGAGCTGGAGCGCGTTGGCACCCCCCGGGTCCGTAGGGGCATCGGCGAAGCGGTGATCGACGCGATCGAGTGGATGCCCGAGCCGAAGAAGCGCCGGGACAAGGACAGCGCGCCCGAGGACACGCTCGGCAAGGCGTTCGCCGACTACCAGGCCGACGTCTACGGTGTGCACGACAGCTTCACGATTCCGACCTGGCAGCGGGCCGGCAGCCCGTTTCTGTCCTACCAACCACCGAGTACGGCCGTGGATCTGAACGCGCTCGAGGTATTGGGAGGCACCACGCCGACGCTTCCTGACGTGCCGTTTGGGAGCTGACGCGTGGCCAGCGCAAACGAAAGCGGTGTCGTCTACGCCAAGGTCGTGGAGCGCACCAAGGGCGCTTGGATCGCCACGGTCGACGTGGATGCCGAGGAGCCAGTCGACGACACCGTGACACTGGACGTGGACGGCGTCACTTGGTCAGGCACGGTCGTCCGAGGCGAGCTCGACGCCGGCCGCTACAGAACCCGAATCGTAGGCGGGGCAGGCGGCTTGCAGACCCCGGTCCAGCCGCTCTGGTACGATTCCGGGCCGAGCATCGGCCTGCTCGTCGGCGACATCCTCCGCGTCGGCGGAGAGACGTTGTCGCCCACGGCCGCCAGCGATGTCACGGGCCATCGGCTCAATGCCTACCACCGCGCTCGCGGGACCGTTGCCGAGGCACTGAGCGCCGTAGTGAGCCAGTTCCCGGGGGCGACGTGGAGGGTCCTGCGGGACGGGACGGTGTGGGTGGGCGTCGACACGTTCCCCGAGCTCGCGCACGACGAGGACGTCGACATCGAGACCGACCCGATGCCGGCGAGTGGTCGGTTCGAGTTCGCGCCGGAGACGCCTCTCGTCTACCCGGGGGTGACGTTTGCAGGTCGCTGCGTCACCGAGGTCACGACCTACGTAGAGGGCACGCGACTGCGGCAGGAGTTGCTGTGCGTGTCGGACGGCGTGCCCAATCCGACCCTTGAGGAGCAGATCGCCCGGCGCGTGGACCGGGGGCTCGACTACACGCGGATGTACACTGCCAAGGTGCTCTCGCAGTCCGGCGGGCAGGTCAACGTGATGCCGGACGACCCGCGCATCCGCGGGCAGGGCATCACGCGGGTGCCCCTGCGGCTGGGTATGCCTGGTGTCGAGGTGACGTTCCCGCCGGGCGCGATCGTGCTCATCGGGTGGGAAAACGCGGACCCGTCCAAGCCGTTTGCGGGCTTGTGGCTGTTTGGCGCAGCGCTGCAGAGCATGGTCATCAACGGGGACCTGACGGTGAACGGTGGGCTGCGGGTCGAGGGGGAGGCCAGCGCACAGAGCGTGGCCGCTGATGGCGACGTCACCGGGGCGTTTGGGACGGTGCCACTGGTCACGCACACGCATGTGTCCGGTGCACCCGGCACGCAGACGGCTACACCAACCCCGCAGCCACCGAGCCCGTAGACATGGACGACCTCTATGCGCTGGCGGTCTTGGTAGCGTTGGTCGGATGCTTGTGCATCGTGCTAGCGGGGATGCGGAGTTAGTCGCCCCAGATGATGTAGGCGATGACCAGCATGAAGATCAGACTCGCCGTGGCACTCATGAAGTCAGCGATCTTCTTGGCGGCGGTTTTCTCGCCGCAGTGAGGGCACACGTCGGCAGTTGTGCCCATGGGCTTTGCGCAATCGCGGCAGGTCTTCAAAGCGACTCCGGCGGGTAGCCCCACACGTCCCATTCTCCGACCACCTTGATTCCGCATGTGAATGTGACGAGCTGCCTCAGTTCCATGAGGCGAAGCTGAACGTGCGTAATCTGCGACTCGCGCGGAGTCGCGACGTTGGCGACTTCAGTTAGATTTCCAGTCTGAAGCGATGACTGATCGGATTCGCGACATGAGAAGTCGACTGTCGTTCGGAATGCATTGGCGGACATCCGCTTGGACGTCTTCGGTTCGAAGTCGATTTCCTTGGGCTCGACAGGGAACGCATCCGGACCTCCGCCTGCCACCAGGGTCGGGTTTCCTCCGACTGTCGCAGCGCCGACAGGGTCTCCTTCCGGCCACGGCTCTTCAGCCACAAGGGCGAACACCACCTCGCCGAACGAGGGTGCCGGTGCGTCTGGGTCAGCGGTGATCGTTAGCTCACCGGCGATGACCTCCAGTTCGAACGGCACACGTGCCAGCAGGTGCTCGTCTCCGACCGGAAGCGAGTTCGCATCTGGAGAGGGCATCTGCATCGGGTCCGCTGCGTTGGGGGGGGCGGTGGATTCGGACGGATTCTGGCTCTGCACATCGCTGGGTGGTTCCTGAGACGGCGGCGTGTCTTGAGGCGATGGAGGCGGCGCATCTGAGCCGGCGATGGGCTCAGGCGCGCTCGGTGCCGCTCCCTCAGACGGCCTGATAGCTCCGCTAAGCCCCAGATCAGGCGTAACGGCGCTACCTGCCTGGGGCGGGCCGCTTTGCCCCGTCATGGACTCGTCAGAGGCGGTGTCAGCTGCGTTGTCAGGGGCGCTGGGTGCCGGCTGCTGCCCACTGCAGCCCACCACGGCCAGCGCGAGGGTGATCAGTCCAATCGCGCGCATGGATCGCAGCGTACCCCGCCCCCTGAGCGGTGCACAAACGTAAGCACGAACACACATGTAACACGGCGAAATCATGGCGGAAGACCTCGGGTACGGGACAACATTCAACGGTTTTGGCCCGTACATGGACTTCGACAGCCGCATTTCGACCGTATCCGGCCCGCGCGCCGTCGCCGTCGATGTGGCCCGACGATTCACCTATCGGTGGGGTCATTGGCCGCGTTCGCCTGACCGCGGCTTCGACCTCTGGCGCCTGCTGAGCAGTTCGGGCGCCTCGACGACCTTCGTGCAGGCTCGCTGCCGGGAGCAGTGCCTGCAGGACGAGCGCGTGCGCGACGCGACGGTGGTCGTGTCACAGCCCGCGCCCGAGACCTACCGCATCGAGATCACGCTTCAGCTCGCGTCGGGCCCGTTCCCTCTCGTCCTGCGCGTATCGGAGCTCACGGTCGAACTGCTCAACGAGGTGTAACTTGGGACTCCCCACGATCGAGCAGCTCACGGAGCCGCAGAGCGTTGACGACGTTCTCGCGTTCTTGCTGAATCAGCTGCAACAGTCCGGGATCGACACGACAGCATGGGGAGACGGAACGGCCGCGCGTGACTTCGCGTTCGCAGCCGCAGTATTTTTCTCTGTGCGTACGGATATCACCGTGGAGATCGCCAAGGGTGGCTTTCTCGACCTGGCTACCAAAAACATGCTCACGCTGTTTGCTGACAGTCACTACGACGTTCAGCGCGATGAAGCAATACGCACCGAGGGCTACATGCAACTCGTTGCGGACGACACCGCGAGCCTACCGCAAGACATCACTGCGGGTGAGCAGGTTGTCATCGACAGGCAGAGCAGACAGACATACCGCATTGAGGAATCGGGGACGGTCGATACAGAGGGTGACCCAGTTCAATTCTTCGTACGAGCGGAGGAAGCCGGCGAAGCGGGAAACATCGGATACGACATTGGCACCCTTGAACTGCAGACGCCGATCAACGGAATCAGCGTCACCAACCAACATAACTACCCGGCGCAGACGGCCACGGACGACACCTGGATCACGCAGGCTGGCGCCGACGAGCAGAGCGACGATGAACTGCGAACAGAGTGCAGAACGAAGTGGGCAACGCTCGCCATCGTAGCTGGCCCGCACGACATTTACGTATTCTGGGCCATCAAAGCCTCCGAGGCAGTTACTCGCGTTCAGGTTGACGACCAGGACGCCACTGGAACGGGGAAGGTCACCGTTTACCTCGCCGGCGCTCAGGGCGCTTCGGACTCAGCTGTAGTTGCCGCCGTAGACAAATACATCAACGGAGACGACGCCGGGAATCCACGAAGAGCTCCGATCGGCGCAACGGTAACCATACAGCCCGCTTCCGACATGGTCGTTGCCCTGATCGTCACTGTCGCTGCTCGCGCTTCGTACGTGCCCGACATAAATGCGTCCGTGAAAGACGCGCTAGAGAACTACTTCAAGACCGTCGACGTAGGCGGAACGAAGGTCGAGCCTCTAGTCCAAGAAGGCTACGTACTGCTTGGGCGGCTACAAGCCGTAGCTAACTCAGTAGAAGGAGTCATCAACGTGACGTTCAACGTCACGCAAGACATACCTGTGCCAAAGGGGTACGTTCCAACGCCGTTCCTAACTTTTGCTTCACCAATACCAGTGTAGCCAATGGCGAGCAACGAAGGATACCAGAGCTTCTGGACGTGGCAGACTCAGACGCTCCCACGTTGCTATTCTGGGCCCAACGGCGACCGATACTTCGGAACGCTGCTATCGCAGAACTGCTCCCTCGGTCTCGAGGGGGACAGTATGGCAGTAACTCATCGATACTTTCGCGATGAGGCTCTCAGTCCCCCTTCTGCGCTCAAATATATTGGTCAAGAGCGCAAGCTCCCACGCGTATCGAGCGAAACCAACTCGCAGTACAGAGAGCGCCTTCTTGACGCCTGGCGAGCGTGGACATTCGCGGGCACGCCGGCGGCGATCACTGGCCAGCTCGCGTTGCTAGGATACGGCTCCTACATCAAAGAAAACGGTGGCCCCGGAAAGACGGGTGATCGCTATTGGGACTGGGACGGCAACGACGCAGCCTGGGCGCGATTCTGGGTCGTGATCGACGACCATCCGTGGTCGCATGACGCCGGTATCGACTACGACGACGGTTCCAACTACGATGACGGGCATCTCTGGGACGGGCTCGGCGCTACGGCTGGAGAGATCGATGATATCCGCCAGATCATCCAGCAGTGGAAGCCCGGTAACTGCTTCTGCGCTGGGATCGTCGTAGTTACGGATCCAGTTACATTCGCAGCAGAACAGCCTGACGGAACCTGGGGCGACTATTCCAATCGCAGCACCGCAGCGGTGTACTGGATGTTCAGCTAATGCCAAGCACATACAACCCAAACAGCGGGAACTCAACGGAGACCTTTGACTTCCCCAACCCAGGCGAAGAAGTCACTGCCGATAGCGTCCGAGCGTTTGGGTTTCGCATCGCAGACCGTCTCAAGGCGGTTGTCGACACCGTAACCGCAACGATAAACGTCGCGACCCGAACGCTAAAGGTCACGGATGGCGGTGGTGTTGGCATCGGCATACAGGGAATTTCGTCTTCAGGCATTGGATTATCCGGACAGGGACCTGTGGGCGCAGACGGTGTCACGAGCGGAAGCACACCTGATGACCGAGGTCTGCAAGGCCGCGCTGCACTTGGGACAGCCGTAGGCGTCTACGGCGAGTCCGTAGGCGGCTACGCGCTTGAGGCGCAAGGGAAGTCAGGAGGAAAGGCGCTACTCGCCAGAGGTCATATGCGGTTCGCCCAGGCCGAAAGCGGAGGAACTACGCAGGTCAACCCGGGAATCAACTTTCCCCAGACCAACGTGATATGCGGGCTGAACACGATCAAGGCATGGGGACACGTTGTCAACGGAGCGCTGTTCGAGGGGTTCAACGTAGATTCAGTCGGACTTGCTGGGCCAAGTATCCTGCGTGTCAACCTCGGATCTGGATTCCCGACACCTACCGCCTATGGCGTTTTCGTATCTAGCGCCTACCTATTTGGATCTGTGGGTACGAATGTTCAAATGCTTACGTCAGGCGCGAATGCGCCAGGAACAGGGTACTTCTACCTCCAGCAGTTCAACATGAACATAACCTCTCAGGGTGACCTTGCAGAGTTTACCAAGGGCATGTCAGAGAGCGACTTCACGTTCATCGTGCTCGGGCGCCAAGACGTCGAGGCGAGCTAGTTGGATATCGAGTTTTCTGCGCACACGCTGCGCTTCAAGTGCCGGTACTGCGGCGATGCGCTTGAGCGCTCTCCTGACCTTGACCGGAATGGTTACATGGCACTCTCCTGCCCGAACGCATGCGGGAAAGCAACGTTCATTGCGTCCTCCAATGAGGACGAGGAATCGGATATCTGATGGCGCGCACCAAGCCCAGGCCGTGGCTGTACCTCGGCGTTGAGTTCGTAGAGGTCAACGGAAATCGGATCGACGGCACGTACCGGACCGTCAATTTCATCCAGCCTGGTGCCGTTGGCTCTGCCGACCCCGTGAATGGACGCTACCAAGTCGACCTCACCGGTGGCGCGGCTGGCGCAGGCACGGGTATCCCCGGAATGTCCGCTCGCGGTGGCGGCGGCTGGGGCGCGTCCATCGTCGACCTCGCGACAACCGGAAACCACGCGCTGTCAGGCGGCGGATCGATCGACGGCGTGGCCCTGCTTGATGGCGACTACGTGGTCGCTTGGCAGCAGTCTGTGGCGAGTCAGAACGGAATCTACCAAGTAGACACTGCCGGTGCATGGTCACGCGCCACCGAATACGATGAAGATGGCGAGATCTTCCCCGGTCAGCTCATCTACGTGATGACCGGAGCCGAGTACGGCGACTCGCTTTTCAGCGTCAAGAGCGACGTGGCCATCACGATCGACACCGACCCGATCGTGATCGGCCCGCTTCAGCCGTACATCCAAGGAAACCTGGATCTGAACGGCGGCGACCTGGTCGATGTGGGCGACATCGTCATCGGGGCGCCATCTGGGGACCCGACGGCAGTCATCGATCTTTCGAGCGTCAACAACGCCGGGATCCTGATTTCGAGCCTGACGACTGTCGAGCGTGACGCCATCGCTAGCCCGCCCAACGGGCTACTCATCTGGAACGAGACCACGAACCAGTTCGAATACTGGAACGGCTCCAGCTGGGTGGCGATCACCGCGACTGGATCTGGCGGAAGTGGAGCCGCTGTTGTCCGTGCCGCTGCAAGCGGTAACTCTCCTCTTTCAGGGCCTGTTGTGTCCGATGGAGTAACGCTAAACACAGGAGATCAGTTCCTTCTGTGGCAGCAGACAAACCCCACTGAAAATGGCATCTGGACAGTAGACACCGGTGGAGCTTGGTCACGCACAGCGCCATATGACACTGGCACCGGTTTGTTCGGCGGCCTCCTGATCTATGTCAACGAGGGCGCAATATATGCTGACTCGTTGTTCAGCTGTCGTAACGACTCTGCAATCACAGTCGGTGTCACGGACGTCAGCATATCTCCGCTTCGCGCCCTTGACGGCTGGGTGCCTAACGAGATCCAGCTCGTGCAGGCGTGCACCACCAGCAACCATTCTCTCTCCGGTCTCGCGGCAGTAGACAATGTCGTCATTTCGGAGGGCAGCGTTGTTCTGGTTGCGTTCCAATCTTCAGGCTCTGAAAACGGAGTGTATCTCGCATCTTCGGGTTCATGGTCGAGACACCCGTTCTACACCAGCGGCGGGCAGCTCTACCCTGGCAAGATCTTCTTTGTAAACAGCGGCCTCAAGTATTCGAATACGCTCTTTGCGGTCAACACTGACGCGGTTGTCGACCTTGGCGTCGATGCGCTGATCATTCGACCGATCCAGCCTGAGATCGCAGAGAACCTCGACTTCCGAGGGTTCGACGCTAGAAACATTGGTGTTCTAGCAATCGGAACAGACACTCCAGATGCTAGCGCTGCAGTTGACATCGTGAGTTCTACGAAGGGAATTGCATTCCCTTCACTTACGACCGCAAGCCGCGATGCGATCGGTTCTCCAAAAACCGGCCTCGTCATTTACAATGACACAACGGATTCAATCGACTACTACGACGGTTCCGTCTGGCAGCAGATCGGAGCTGGTTCCGGAACTTTCCTTGGCCTATCAGATGTTAATGACTCGAGCTACTCGGGGAAAAATAACTTCGTACCTCGAGTTTTTGCAGGAAGCCAACTTGTTCTAAGCCCAACATTTGGAATGAATGTAGACACGACGGAGCGCGACGCCCTTGATACAGGAACGTTTGGCGCCGGCTTGTTGGTTTGGAACAGCGACACTACTCAACTTGAGGTTTACGACGGAACTAGTTGGGTTGCCGTTGATAGTGGCGGCGGCGACGGAACGACATTCATCGGCCTGTCGGACACGCCCGCTGACTATAGCGGGGACGCGAACAAGCTTCTGGGAGTCGACTCGGGTGAGACGGATGTGGAGTTCAAGGCGAACACCTTCCTTCACAACAACTCGTCGCTGATTGTCGATAATTCGACCAACATCGCGATCGGGCAAAGCGACCCCCTGAAGCACTCCACTGCTACACTAGCGGGCTGCACAGCGCTTGGCTACAACGCAGGCGGTGCAGCTGTCGACCTCGCAGACTGCACCTTCCTTGGCTACAACGCAGGCGGGTCGCATACGGAGAGCAACTACAACATTGGGGTTGGCTCAAATGCGAACAGGGGTGCCGCAAGCACCACCAACTACAATAACACAGCCGTAGGCTCATATAGCATGGCGAACCAGGGGGTCGGGTTCGTCAGCAACACTGCCGTTGGGTCCTGGTCGCTCAATGGCGCTGCAGGGTCCACAGCGCAATCGAATGTGGCAATCGGAAGCGGTTCTGGTTTCCCCATCGAAAGCGGAACCCACAATGTTTTCGTCGGAAACAACTCTGGAGGAGCTGTCACAACAGCCCAGCAGAACGTGTTCATTGGCTCTAGCACTGGAAGCACCTCGACAACCGGATTCGGCAACGTCCTCCTCGGCTACAACAGAGATACCCCTGCCGCGGGAACGAACAACTACCTCGACATTGGCGGAACGATCTTCGGAGATCTCCAGGACGATCGCATTCGGATCGGCGGAGGTTCAGGCGTCCCTGCGTTTGAGGCAACTCTCCACTTGGATGCCACGGATGGAGCATTCCTTCCAAACCGTCTCACTACAACGCAGCGAAACGCGCTCGTTGCGGTCGAGGGCATGCTTCTGTGGAACACTTCGAACGATCGCTTCGAATACTATGACGGGTCCCAGTGGCTGGGTATCAGCGCCGGCGGCACATTCCTAGATCTTGATGACACGCCAAGCAGTTACGCGAGCGTCGGCAGGTACGTACCTCGAGTCAACCTCGCAGAAAACGCTCTCGAATGGTCGGTGACATTCGGAACTCCGTTGACGACAGCCGAGCGCAATGCACTGTCTGCGGCGGAAGGGATGCTCATCTTCAACTCGTCGACAAGCGAGATGGAGGGGTACAACGAGGGCGACTGGCGCCAAGGCGGCATCGCAAGCGGCCTGACGTTCAGCGACCAGAACGCGACCATCGAGGTTGAAGAGGTAACGAGTTCTTCGGTCGTCGGAAAGGACTTGGTGGTCCAAGCGCAGTCGGCAACTGGAAGCAATAGCGACGGCGGTGACATATACGTCCGCGGAGGAACCGGAGGAACCGGAGGTGACTACGGAAACACCTACGTGGGTCAGCAGATCAGCGTCTCGATCAAAGTCGATGACGATGCGATCGGGTTCTTCGGCGCGACGCCCATTAGCCGTCCTGGAGTTACCGGCGCTACGGTCGAGGCGGCAGTGGCCAGCGCGCTAACGGCGCTCGCTAACCTAGGGCTCGTCGCAGACAACACGACATTCTAATGGCAGTCGCATACGGACCAATTACACGGCAGTCGGTTGACGTCGGCATCGGCGGAAGATTTCGCGCGCACTCTCGGATTGGCATCCATCATGACCCTGCGCAGGGACACACGCCGATCGCCACGGAAGGCGGCAATCTTTCTCTTCTGTGGCTTGCTGAAGATGAAGTGGGTTCGACGAACCTGGTGAACGTTGACGACTGGGCAACGCGCAACAAAGTATCCGGAGCGCCGGGGCTGAATCCTCCGGTGGCTTTGTCGCGAGTATCCATGCAGCCGCCAACCGAGAGCCAGGGACCGCTACGCAACGTCGCTTCGCCGGGCGTCATCGGCAACCATCCTGCGGTCTACCTCTCTTGTGATCCGGGCGAGAGCACGTTCGTCTCCACGAGTATTATCGCCGGATACGTTCTCACGCACGGGAATACCGTGTCCGGCAAGGACACGATCACAGGGCTTCTGATCGCGCGCGCTGTGGACATGGACGGTGACGCCAACGTACTGCGCGTTCACAACAGCGGCACGGGCGAGGATTTCAAAATCCGGTGCAACGGCGCCGGGTCAGCATGGGAGCTCGACAGCGATGGCAGCGGGCACTCACACACGATCGGCGGCGCGAGCAACCAGCCGATGAACGGCAGCTGGCAGGTGATTCGCTTCGGCTACCGGTCAAGTGACGAGCATTACCTGCAGGTTGGGCAGCGCACGGAAGCGACAGCCAGCGGTACGTCTGGGTACGCGTGGGGCAACAGCACGGAAGATATTACGACCATCGAGCTGTTTCCAGGTAACGCAGACGACGAAGTCGACATCGCCTGCGCCTTCTTCTGCTTCGGTGACATCCCGACCGGCGCCGGCGAGGCGGCGATCAGCCGCTGGCTGAACCAGTTCTACAGCCCAATTCTTTCCAACTGAGCGAGCCGCATCATGTTCCAGATCCTCCGCTACGGCAGCCAAGGCCCTGCGGTGGGGGAGCTGCGTTCACTTCTGGGTGTGTTCGGGCTGACTCCGCCGGTCTGTGACGAGAACTTCGAGACGTTCGACGAGGAGCTTCTCGACGACGTCACGCACTTCCAGCAGACCCACTCTGGACCCGATGGCAAGCCGCTGGTGGTCGACGGGATCGTCGGCAGCAAGACCTGGTGGGCGCTGCGACGCGACCCGAACCTCGAAGACCACTCGACGCACGGCGTCGCGGTCCCCACCGGTCTGACACCCATGCGCAGGCGTGTTCTGATCGAGGCGCTGCAGTGGCTCGCGGACGACGTGCGCGAAGTCCCGATGGGCAGCAACCGCGGCCCCATGGTCGACCGGTGCCTTCCCGGGTGGGCGAAGCGGGACGGCGAGAGGGGGCCGCCCTGGTGCTCATATTGCGCGGATCACATCACCCATGAGGCAACCGGGTGCTGGCCGTGCGCGAAGGGCCGATCTGAGGGCGGATGCCTCAAGTCCTATCGATACGCGGAGGCGCACGGTCTTCTGAGTGCGTACCCGATACCCGGCGACCTGTTCGTGATCTTGTACCGCGACAGCAGCGGCAACCTCACCGGTAAGGGCCACAAGGGCATCGTGGGACGCGCGGACGACACGCACATCAACGGACTCGAGGGCAATTACAACAACGCCTTCCGCGCGTCGCTCCGTCCACTGCCGTCAATCGCAGGCTTCATCAACTGGTTCCCGGACCACGAGCAGCCCGAGGACTGGGAGCGCGGGACGGTCGACGTCAGCGCGCCGCGCAACGAAACCACGCGCTGAGCTAACAGGTCGGAGCCAACTCGAAAGGTTCAGAACAATGAGTATCGAATCGATCCTTGAGATCGACTGGATGACGTACGCCTCCGCGGCGGTCGCCCTTCTGGTCGCGCTCTGCACTGCGGTGGATGCGTTCGTGTCCGCCACTCCAACCAAGCGCGATGACGAGGTCGTGAAGCCGATCACCTCGGCAATTCTCGGTTTCCTCGCGCGCTTCAGCCTGTTTCGCGGAAAGCGCTGATAGCGCGCTCCCGCATTAGGAGAACTCAGCAATGGCAAACGCTTGGTACCCGTTCGGGAAAGCGGAAATTATGCGCGGGAACGTCGACCTGTTGTCCGACGACATCCGTGTGATCTTCATCGACGGCGCTGACGAAACATACAGCAGCGCAGATCAGGATCTTGCAGACATCGGCGCTGGCGCGATGGTCGGAGCAAGTGGCGGTTCGGCTGGATCTGACGGCGTTGCGCTCGCTTCGAAAACGATCAGCGACACTGGTGTCTTTGACGCAGCCGACACGACGATCACGTCTGTTACCGGAGACACCTTCGAGGGGATGATTATCTACAAATGGAGTGGCAGTGCGGCAACGTCGCCGCTCCTGATGTGGATCGACACCGGCACCGGTCTTATTCAAACGCCTGACGGCGGAAACATCAACATCACGTGGAACGGGTCCGGCATCGGACAGCTCTGAACCCGTTTGTCTGGCGCCTGAGCACAGCTAACCGAATCAACTCAGCGATCGGTAAGCTGTGCTCAGGCGCCTTTTTGCATTTTGAGGATCCGCCATGACTCTTCCCGTCACAAGTGGACTTGTCCACCATTGGGACGCCAACGAAGGTCTCACCTTGTCTGGGTCAGAAGTCACCCAGATCAACGACCTCAGCGGCTCTGGCAACCACGGAACTCCGCTCGCCGGGGATGTCGGTGGCCAGTTGGTGACGGGCGGCCTCAATGGCAAGAACTACATCTCGTTCAATGGCACAGACGAGTCGCTTGAGAAGTCGAGTCCGAGCAATCTTCCTGCAACCGATACCGACCGAACGATCTTCTGGGTAGGCCGTTGCCCGGACACCGGAAGCGACATCTTCGGATACGTCTACGGGCGAAATCAGACGCACCAGGCGTGGGCCGTGATCATGGCGCAGGACGCGCCCGACCGACTCGAACTCGCGATCTCCGGAAACACGTATGCGTCCAACACGGATGGATACGACGAGTGGTCGACATGGGGATTCACGTACACCCAGACTGGTGACGTGCTCGCGTTTCTGAAGGACGGCGCTTCGCAGGGCGGGGCGAGCGCAACGAACGTGTTCACTGGCGCGACGTCGATGGACACGATCCGAATCGGCGCAAATCTTGGCGGCAGCAACTCGCCTGCGGACTTCGCCGAACTCGTCATGTTCAACCGTGTGCTCGACTCCGGCGAAATGACCGCGATGTGGGCATACTTCGACGCGAAGTATTTTGCGGTAACCGCCGGTCCTCCGGACCTCGTCGCAGGCTCTTCTACGGTTTCCAGCCCTACCGCCGCGAAGGCTTCCGTGCCATCCGTGGCGCCCGATGCGCTCACGAGCACTGGCACCGTATTTGGTCCGACGGTGTCCGATGCAACCGCTGGTACGGTGGAGCCAGACCTCGTTGCGAGCACGTCGTCCGCTTTTGTACCTACGGTCGCAGATGCCTCTGTGCCGGATGTCGCACCGGATGCACTTGCGAACACGGATACCGTATTCGGCCCTACCGTGTTCCACTCCGATCTGCCGGTCTCGACTGGCTTGGTCCTGCACCTGGATTCGAGCCTTGGCGTCACGGTTAGCGGCTCCAACGTAACGCTTTGGGAGGACCAGTCCCCGAGCGGGAACGACATGGTGCCCATCGGTGCAGACGATGGGCCAACTGTCGTATCTGGAGGTCTCAATGGGCACGACTACCTTGTGTTCGACGGCATCGGTCAATCGCTTGAGAAGGCGTCCCCAACGAACCTTCCATCGTTTGACGACGACAGGACGGTCTTGCTTATGGGCAGATTCCCGGACTCTGGCCCGAGCATTCGTGTTGGTTTCAGCTACGGTCGCGATCAGACGGACCAGGCGTTCCCCTTCAAGATGGACGAGGGAGCTGGGCTACTCTACGTCAACATCGGCGGGACGACCTACACCGGAACGCTAGGAGGCTTCGACGAATGGGCGAGCTGGAGCGCGACTCACACCGACTCCGGCAACGTCCTTCAACTGTACAAGAACAACGTTGACGCAGGGTCGTTCAGCGCCACAACGGTATGGACCGGCGCGACGTCGATGGACTCGATCCGGGTCGGCCGCGGTCTCAACGGTCAGTTGAGTGAGTTCTGGATTGCCGAGCTCATCATTTACAACCGCGTCCTCGACTCTGGCGAGCTCGCGGCGATGGAAACGTACTTCGAACAGAAGTTCTTTCCGATCGTCGTTGGTCCTCCTGATGTCGTCGGCAACACGAATACGATCTTCGGCCACAGCACGGCGAAGGTCGTTGCCGACCTGGTCGGTCCCGCCGACGTTGTCGCCAGCGCAGCGCAGGTTTTCGGACCTACGGTCGAGATTGTATTTGTAACAGCATCGCCTGACCCCGTTGGTGCCAGTTCATCGGTATTCGACGCCACGGTTTCGAAGGCTTCAGCACTGAGCGTCGTCCCTGACGCGGTGGCCGCTTCCGACTCTGTTCTCGGCCCAACGGCGTCGAAGGCGACCCCTTTGTCCGTTGCGCCCGACACCGCATCTGCGTCTAGCCTGGCGTTCGACCCGTCGGTCTCGAAGGCAACACCTGCAGACGTTCAGCCCGGATTTATAGGAGGCGTGAGCGATGCGGCGGCGCCGACCGTGGCAATGGCGGCGGCCTTTCAGGTTGACCCGGACACGGTTGCGTCTACAGCGTCCATCTTCGAACCGACGGTCGCGCTCAACGTTCCGCCGATGCCGGATGTCGTTCCATCTAGCGCGACGGTTCCGCCTCCAGTGGTCGCGCATGCAAGCGTGCCTGACGCACAGCCTGACTTTGTCGCTAGTGCGGGGGTTGTTCCAAGTCAAACGGTCGCGAAGGCTTCGGTTCCGACTGCATCGCCGGACGTGGTTTCCACCGGCGACCAAGTCCAGGCGCCATCGGTTGCCATGGTGCCTGGATATGATGTTGCGCCTGACCTGGTCTCGAGCAGCGCGTCCATCGCCCAGCCGGTGGTTGCCAAGGCGTCCGTTCCGTCAGTCGCCCCATCCATGGTCGGGGTGGAATCCCAGGTATTCGCGCCTGACGTAGACGAGATAGCCAATCCTGACCGGGCGCCTTCTGAATCGCAGGCGTTCGACCCGGTAGTCGCGAAAGCGACTGTGCTGAGCGTGCAGCCGTCGGTTGTCGGTGCGGAATCAACGGTCGAGAACCCGACCGTTGACATGATCGCCGATGCTATCCCAGGGTTGGTTCAGAACTACTCAGCATCTGTTCTGCCCCCGACCCTGACAGCGATCCCGATCCCCGAGATCAGCCCGTCGCGGGTTCAACAGTCCTCGGCAACCCATGCCCCGACGGTCGCGAAGGCAATGGTCCCCGTGTCCGCCCCGGATCTTGTGGTTGCTTCCGGGACCGTCCATCAGCCCGCGGCATCCAAGGCGTCAGTGCCATCCGTGGCGCCTGACATGGCACCTGTTTCCGGGCTGGTGCTCCAACCGGAGGTTGCTCCGATCGCAGGCCCTCCGGACGTCCTGGGGTCAACCTCGCTCGTTTTTGGGGCAAGCATCGCGAAGGCAACGGTCGTCGCGGTTGCTCCAGATCTGGTTGAAGCCGCTGGAACCGTTCCATTTCACCTCGTGCTCAAGCAGTCGACCCGAACCGGGGACCGGGATGTGACGTTCAGCGGCCGTTCCAGGTCGGTCCATGGCGTCCGCTTCAAAGCAAGATAGGAAACCGATATGCCGATCAACGGGATCACGTTCCCCATCACCCAGGTTGGGGAAACGCACGGACAATGGGCTGTAGACACAGACGAGAATGGGTCGCCGATCGCTGACGCTAGTTCAGCGACGTTTCGTTTGTGGCATCGTGACAACGGGAGAGTAGTCGTCGATGACTCTGCGGCTTCCATTCTTGCAGATGGGAGCATCGAGTACACGCGACAGCCAGCAGACGTAGCTATCGCTGGACGCTACCTCGGTCGGTTCACGGTTGTTCACGTGGACGGTTCCGTGTCCAAGAGCCCAACCATTTTCATCACCATCGAGCCGTAGGCAGACACGAGGAGCGGAATGTCCATTGTTCGCCATCCCATCGTTGAAAGACCGCCGCTTCCGCATGAGGCTCCGGCCTTTGGCACTTCAGCCGTGCAGTCGTACATGATGCGGGACCCATGGCTCACGTACTCAGCCGGAGACATCACAGCAGTGGAAAACGCTGCGAACCCTGGCACCTATGACCTAAGCTCTGTTCGGCCGCCGTCCTTTGTTGCTGCTGGCTTGGAAGGAAATGACTGCGCGGAGTTCGATGCGACGGCGCAAGAGTATTTCGTTGCGAACACGCTTCCGTACCTCATTGGCGACGAGGTCGACATCCACATGGTCTGTCAGTACACGGAAACCATGCCACCGGTCGCCAACTCGACGCCGTACATGCTCTACAAGAACGGAGATGGCGCGTCTGTGGAGTCGATCGTATGCATCTTTCGATCAACCGACATCTATGGGTTGTCGAAGACGGTCACTGGCGGAACGCAGTCCAAGACCCATTCGCTTACGGATCTTGTCCTCGCGAGTGTCACCAACCATGACGGGGCATCCGCCCTTCGAGTGAATGGTACAACGCATACGTTCACGAACCCAACTGCTGGAATGCAGTACGACACAGACCGGCTCGTGATAGGTGCGAACAACTTCTTCGCCTATTGGAAGGGACGCGTTGCCGAGTGTGTGGTGTGCCTTGGGTCGAGCGATGCAGAGCAGTCAGCATATGAGGACGTCAGGATCAAGACTGTGTACCCGACCATTGGAGCGCTCCTGTGAATGAGTACATCCAGTTCGAAACCGACGAGGCTGTCGACAACTTCCGTGCTGAAGCATGGGTTCGCTACTACGAGGACGCGCTTACACGGTGGCGTACCTGGCTCGAACTTCCAGATGAGCAGCTTCCACCAGTTGCGAGAGCATACCGCGCGAGTGGGAACGGACCTCCGAAGTATGGGCAACCGATCGACCTGCATGGGCGCTCTGGCACGCTCAAGTGGGTCACGCAAGCATGCCTAGGGATCACCATCCATCCTGTTGTGGGCGGTGGTGGCATTGTCGTCGTGTACCCCGGCCGTGGTGGCGCAAAGAGTCGGATCCGTCGCTGGGCTGAGGAAGATGACCCTGTCACAGTCCTATCGACAGCCGACCTTCGTGGTATCCGGGCCATTGGTATGGATAGGCGGGCAACTCGCGCCCGTGCTCTGATCGGGTTGGCGCCAGGAGCTCCGCGCCAACGCTTGGCGAAGACCGTGCCGAGCGCGCTCATCCAACGGGACATGGTGGAAGATAGATGGGAACAGAAACTTGTCCAAGTGAGCGCGAGAGGGCTAAAGCTCAAAGGAACTGGGTGAAAGCCGTATGGATCTGAACCTAACAACGGGTCCCGGGCTCCTCAAGGCGATCTCTATCCTTGGCGGAGTTGTCGCGGCTGCCACGACGGCGGCAACGTTTGTCGTGAATCTCGCGACCACGGCAGATGTCGACAAGGCACAGTCTGCGTCAGCGCCAGCGTCTATCGTTCTCTCAGTCGAGAAGAACACCAAGTCTGTCGATGCACATGCCGCGGCGATTGCGAAGCTCGACAAGGAATTCGCCGTCCGTGACGCTGTGGTGAACGGCAAGCTCGACATAATCTTGGCGGCTCAAGCGGAGCAAGTGAAGCGCAGCCCGGCTCGTCGACGGAAGATGGCGATGACGATCGTGAAGTTCAAACGAGAAGCCGCCGCCGCTGGGATGAGAGAAGACCCGTTGGCAGGAATCGACGCGATTCAAGAAGTCGCCGGAGACGCTGGCTCACCGTAGCAAGACGAAACTAAGATTCGCCAGAACAACCTGTGCCCCCCGGTCGCTTAGGCGTCCAGGGGGCTTTTTTGTTTTCGTGACGCGATGCGGCGGCGCCCTAACGTCGGGAGTGCATCGGCTTCAAAGGCACCGAGGGCATTCTGAAAGGGCGGGCACTACGTAGGCAGAGACGAGCTGCCGGATGTCTCGGATTGTAAGGCACCGAGGGCCTTCTGAAAGCAAGAGATATACAACCCGGACTATGCCGCGAACCCGGAGTCTCGGCTTCCAAGGCGCCGAGAGCCTTCTGAAAGCCGTAGACCTTCGCTTTCGAGATCCCGATCATCGCGCCGTCTCGGCTTCCAAGGCGCCGAGAGCCTTCTTGTACCCGAGGCTGCAAGCACCGCATGCTCGGATGCCGAGCCCAGGTTGTCTCGGCTTCCAAGGCGCCGAGGGCCTTTCTTT